ATGGAGAACATTACCTCTATCACAGGTCTTGCAAACGCTTTGGGTATTCCTTGGGTAGATTTGCTGATACCATGTACTTTCTGTGGCAAGTTTATGGACTATCATGACCTAACTAAATTTGAATCGCAGATGCAATTGCTATGGAAAGGAAAATGCGTGTATGGGTGTTGCAATAGGTGTGCGCGTCTCTCAAGCCGCAGAGAGGTGCAACTTTTCGGCCAGGGTACAAAAGCCTTGTCTGAGGTTTTGAAGCAGGGCATAAAATTGACGGACCTTGTGATTCGGTGTGTTGCATGCTTAAATAAATTGACCTATGTAGAGAAACTGTCTGTATTGTACGGGGAGAACCAGGTGACAGTGGTCAGAGGACGGTATAGAGGCATATGTAAAAACTGCAAGCCTATTTAATTAAAAATGATGGGAGTAGAGCCAACCCTTAGAGACATTGTGCTGATGGACCTGCCCTGTCCCTTGCATCTTGGGTGTGAGGAAAGGCTTGAGGATATGATGCTGCCAGAGGACGACGAAGCGTCAGAGGCGCCATATAAAGTTTCTGTGCTCTGTGGACTGTGTCGCAAACCACTAAAATTCCTTGTAATTTGTAGCGGAGAGAATATCCAACGCTTGGAGGACGTCGCTGCGAGAGTGAAGTACTTGTGCCGCTGCTGCTCTGCCCGCTTCGATTAAAATGGCAGATTACGCTGAAGGTACCTCAAATACTGACTGTGTTGATAGCTTTATTTGTCATGAGGCCTTATGTAGCGATGAGGACAATTCTGACAAAGAAAATGAGGCCGGGTCAGTTGTATCAGATCTTATTGATGATTCCGAGGTGTGCCAAGGAAATTCCTTGGAACTCTTTCAGCAAAAACAAATGCATGATGATCGGGTGCAACTGCAGCGGGTTTTAAAGCAAAAACGAAAGCTAAGCCGTCCTTTGTCTGATATCAGTGTAAGTGGGAGGTCTAACGAGGATTCTCCCAGAAAAAAAAGGACATCTAGAAGGTTTGGGAATTCTCTGGAGGATAGTGGTCTCGGCTGTTCGTTTCAAAATGAAGCTTCTTGTACTCACGAAGGGACGCAGGTAGATTCTTGTGGCGCCTCAGGGGGTTCTACCGCGGTTCCGAGTGGGGTGGTTCGCTGCTTAGACTTGTTAAAATCCAGCAATGCGCAAGCTACTATGCTGGCCAAATTTAAGGAGGCTGTTGGAGTGAGTTACATGGAACTCACCCGAAAGTTTAAAAGCAATAAGACCTGTTGTGGGGATTGGGTGCTCGCCATTTTTGGCGTCACGGAAACTGTTTTTGAGATTTTAAAAAGTGTATTCCAACAACACTGTTCTTATATGCATATCTCTATGCTGCCAGCAAAATCCTGTTTACTTGTGGTGTTCTTGGCAAGCTTTAAAGCGGGAAAGAGTCGGGAAACAGTGTTGAGACTTGTAAAGAGTACAGTGGGAGCGGAGACCGTACATATGTTGGCGGAACCGCCAAAAACAAGAAGTATGGCTGCCGCCTTGTACTGGTTTAAAACAGGACATAGTCCGAGCACATTTATCTATGGTAAATTGCCAGAGTGGATATCTAGGCAAACAATGATTAGCCACCAGACAGCTGACCAAGTTACATTTGATTTGTCAGAAATGGTACAGTGGGCTTATGATAATGATTACAGAGATGAAGCTAAAATTGCATATGAATATGCTAAACTAGGTGAATTGGACTCAAATGCTTTAGCATGGCTAAGAACCAGCAATCAGGCAAAATATGTACGAGATGTGGCTACTATGGTTAGATATTATAAGAAGGCTGAAATGAATGAGATGTCTACTGCTCGGTGGATATACTACCGAATGAAAAAATGTGACCGAGAAGAGGGCAGTTGGAAGCCCATTGTGCTCTTTCTGAGATATCAAGAAATAGAATTTGTCTCTTTTTTGCAATTTTTTAAAGACTTTTTAAAAGGTGTCCCAAAGAAAAATTGCCTTTGTATCCATGGACCTGCTAACACAGGAAAATCCATGTTTACTATGAGTCTCATTAATTTTTTTGGAGGTAGAGTGTTGTCATTTGCAAACTCCAGAAGTCATTTCTGGCTTCAGCCACTAGCGGAGACCAAATTAGCTTTAATAGATGATGCCACTAAACCATGCTGGGACTACCTAGATACCTTTCTGAGAAATGGTTTAGATGGCAATCCTGTCTGCATTGACCTTAAACATAAAGCACCAATACAGTTAAAATGTCCACCCTTAATGATTACCTCGAATATAGCAATAAAGGAAGAAGATAGGTGGCCATATTTGAATAGTAGAGTACAGTGTTTCCATTTCAAAAATGAGTTCCCATTTAATCCTGATGGCACCCCCGCCTACCAATTTAATGATAGTAATTGGAAATCTTTTTTTGGTAGGTTATGGCAGCAGCTAGACTTAAGTGATCAAGAGGACGAGGGAGAAGATGGAGAGGATCTGCCACCGTTTAAATGTGGTGCAAGAAGAGCTACTGAGTCTGTATGAAACAGCTCAGACTTCCTTGCAAAGCCAAATTAGGCATTGGGACCTAGTTAGAAAGGAAATGATATTCTTTTATGCTGCAAGACAAAGTGGAGTGGACTCTATAGGGTTCCAGAAGGTACCACCTTTGCAGGTATCACAGGCCAAGGCTAAGGAGGCCATTGAGATGCAGATGATTCTGCAGTCCCTGGGAGAAAGTGACTTTGCACAGGAACAGTGGACTCTATCAGATACCAGTCGGGAGTTATGGTTATGCCCACCACAAGGGTGTTTCAAGAAACACGGCAGCTCAGTTGATGTGTGGTATGATGAGAATCCGGAGAATGCAAACCGCTATGTGTCTTGGGGCTCTATCTATCATCTTGATGGAAACGAGCGTTGGAGAAAGACTGAGGGACTGTGTGATCATACAGGACTGTATTATGTGGATGAGAGTGGGTACCGGAGGTATTATATCAAGTTCAGCGTGGATGCAAAACGCTATAGTGCCACTGGACAATGGGAGGTGAAATTCAAAAACCAAATCTTTTCTCCTATTCTCCCTGTTACTAGTACTGTCCCGGCCACCCAATGTGGTGGACCTGCTCCTGAGTCTTGTGGACGGCAGACACCCGAGCAACAGAGGATTGCCTCCCCTCCCGGAGGACACGGAGTATCCCCACCAGCATCCAGGTGCCGAGGTGCATCCCCCGGTACCGACAGGGCAGACACACCACCCCCCAAGCGGCCCAGAGACACCAGGCCCACAGAAACCTCCAAAGGGCGAAGAAGGAGGAGCATCAGGCCGGGACTCGGGCCCCGAACAAGCATCGTCGCCACAGGCCCTGTCTGGGTCCCACCAATCATCCGGCCACCAAGGTTCCCAGGGTCAGGGTCCCCGTGGGCAGCCAGATGGTACGCCAAGTTTGAGGAGCGCCAGCGCCAGCAGCAGCAGCAGCAGCAGCAGCAGCAGCAAGCCCCCATCAGATTCCCAGGTCCCGCAGACACCGGAGACTCCAGCGGCTCCAGAGTCTCCAGAGACCCCGGACACTCCTCCAGAGACCCCTCAGACCCCGGAGACACCAGAGAGCCCGGAGATCCCTGCGACCCCTCAGAAGAAGGGCCAGCAACAGAAAGCGACAGTGGGTCAGACTCCGACCCAAACACCAGAAGAGAATCACCCCCAGGCCCTTGGGACACAAGGCCCACAGGACCCCAACCGCCCAGAACGCCCGAGGAGGCCGCCGCCGCCGCGGCCGCAACAGTCACCCCCCCAGGTGCCAAAGAAAAAGCCTACAGAGAAGGACGAGGATTACGACGGCAGCGTCCACCAACCCCACCAGAGTGCTACCGACGGGTCCCATTCACCAGACAGCAATCCACTAAATCCAGAAACACCACCTTGGTATCCCCCAAGCAGACCCCCGTCAAGCAGGGCCCGTCATCGCCGCTCGCAGCATCGACTCCGGCAGCAGCTACAAGGTCTCGGACTACCCGTCGCAATCGGTCCAGGTCCCCGACCAACCCAGTGGCCTCGCAACCTGTTGGAATCGCTGGACGTACCAGACGATCTCGATACCCTGTGGAGGAAGAGAGTTGTGGGGGAGATCCTGGTGGCACTCTACAATCACTTCGGGACCCTGATAACCAACGTGAACAGCGACCTGGACAATCACTCCCTGTCCTTGGGTCTCCCGCTGTAGTTCTACTGAAAGGAGGTACAAATCAGCTCAAATGTTGTAGATACCGCTTCCGCACCAGGCATCAGCATTTATTTCTTCATTGCAGTAGTACATGGTACTGGTCTGATGGCAACCGCATAGGACGCTCTCGCATGTTCTTGACCTTCCGTGACCCAGAACAAAGAGACTTATTTTTACAGACTGTCTCTATCCCACGAGATGTGGACATTGTGACTGGGACCTTGTTTTCCCTCTAATTTGAAAAGCCAATTCATGCTGCTATTGTATATGGTTGTATAGTTTAATCTTTTTTAGGTGTGGGAACTATATAGGGGTTTGTTTACTCTGCTTTGTACTGTGCAATGTCAACCCGACGGCGTAAGCGCGCGGCCCCCCAGGATCTGGCTCGCACTTGTGCGACCGGTGACTGCCCGGATGATGTACGCAGAACTTACACGCACACTACAATAGCAGACCAGATTTTGAAATACGGAAGTCTTGGTGTCTTTCTTGGGGGGTTAGGAATAAGTACGGGCTCTGGGACAGGAGGGAGGACGGGGTATGTTCCATTGGGGGAGCCTGGGACACCAGCTGTCAGGCCGGGTCCGTCCACCAATGTTGTACGGCCCACTGTCATAGTAGACACAATTGGTGCCAGTGATATAATTCCTATTGGTGACCCAGCTATTAGCATTGACACACCTCCCCTAGACCCTTCTGCACCTGCTGTTGTGCCCTTGGAAGATCTCCCCTCCTCTGTGGGTAATGACTTTAATAGTGGTGTTGAGGTTGTGGCAGAGGTTAACCCAGCACCACCTGAGACCACAGACTCCCTGGGGGCAGAGACGGGGGTTCTTACCACAAATAATTCGACAGACTCTATTCTTGAGGTTCCCCCCACTCCTCAGCCACCTGGAAGGGCTAGAGTGTCCCAATCTACAATCCAGAACCCTGCCTTTGATGTCATGTACTCAAGCACGTTGACAACAGGTGAATCGTCCTCCTCCTCCCATATTTTTGTCACACTTGGGAGGGGGGCACACACAATAGGAGAGGAAATACCTTTAATTGATTTAACAACAGGTAGTAGTGACTCACAGCAACTGTTTGACCCTACTATTGAAACATCCTTCACAAGACGGACAAGTACTCCCACAGGCCGTCCGGCCACAACTCAAACTAGCCGAAGATTATTGGGGAGGCGGGTACAGCAGGTACAGGTCAAAGAGTCATTGTTTCTAACTAGGCCTAGAGAACTAGTGGTGTTTGAAAACCCAGCATTTGAAACTTCAGACAGCTTTGAGTTCGCTCCTGTAACTGGTGAGCCCTTAGCTGCCCCCCAAACAGATTTTACTGACATTGTCAAATTAGGTCGGCCACAGTACAGTGAAAGTGCAGGGGGTCGTATACGGGTCAGTAGGCTTGGGCAAAGGGCATCCCTAAAAACACGTAGTGGACTTCGGATTGGTCCAGAGGTCCATTTCTATCATAGTCTTAGCTCTATCGGTGCACCTGAGGAAGCTATAGAACTTGAATCCTTCACATCACATATTGACCATTCTGGCTCAACAATTGTGACCCATGCAGATAGCCAGAGTGGCTTTGAAGTCATAGAATTAGATGACCTCAGTGAGCCTTATCCCGATTCTGATCTCTTAGATGAATATGAAGATCTGGGTCACGGGCAGCTGGTTATTGGAGGTGGGCGGAGACGGCAGGCAACTGTCACCCTCAGCAATGTAACAATAAGAAAAGCTGTGTCAGCACTTTATGAAGATGTGGGTGCAGGAGGCATCACTGTGCATTATCCCTCTGAAGATGAACCAGAGGCTAAGAGACCTGCAATTGAACCCGCAGCTGATGATATTCCCTTGGTCATTATCGATGTGTTGGGGTCAGGAGATTTTCTCCTGCATCCTAGTTTACTGCAACGGCGGAGGAAAAGGATCAAAAGTGTCTTTTAATTTTTTTTTACAGATGGCATTGTGGCTACCAAACAACCGGACCCTGTACCTCCCCCCCACACCGGTGGCGAGGATTCTCTCTACGGACGAGTTTGTGACACGCACAAAATACTTTTATCATGCAGAATCTGAAAGATTACTAACTGTAGGCAACCCTTACTATGAAATCAAAAACCTGCAGGGGACTGTAACAGTTCCTAAGGTCTCTTCTAGTCAATATAGAGTCTTCCGTATCACTTTCCCTGACCCTAATAAGTTTGCCTTAACTGATCCTGACATTTACAATCCAGATACAGAGCGTCTAGTATGGGGTCTTCGGGGCATAGAAATTGGCCGTGGAGGACCTCTGGGTATTGGTATTACTGGGAATCCTCTGCTAAACCGTTTTGATGACGTGGAGAACACAGGTAAATATAACTCCACATTTGGGGAGGACAATAGGCAAAATATAGGGTTTGACCCAAAGCAGACACAGATGTTTCTTCTGGGATGTACACCTCCTTTGGGTGAACACTGGGCCCAGGCACTAAGATGTGACAACCAGGATCCACCAGCTCAAATGGGTGATTGTCCACCAATAGAATTGGTCAATTCTATAATAGAAGATGGGGATATGGCCGATACCGGCTTTGGAAATATGGACTTTAAAACACTGCAGGCAAATCGTGCAGATACACCTATAGATATATCCAATACTATATGTAAATACCCAGACTTTCTTAAGATGGGGAAGGACCATTATGGTGATCCCATGTTTTTTTATGCACGGAGAGAACAACACTATACACGTCACTATTTTACACATGCGGGTACTGTAGGTGAGCCTATTCCCACTGATATGTACTTAATTGGCAATAGTGACACTCAGCAGGCACAGGCCACAGTGGCACCATCTAATTATTTTGGTACCCCGAGTGGATCATTAGTATCAACTGATTCCCAGCTCTTTAATAGGCCTTATTGGCTACAGAGAGCTCAAGGTAAGAATAATGGCATCTGCTGGGAAAACCAGCTTTTCCTAACTGTGGTGGACACTACTCGGGGAACTAATCTCTGTATCAATGTTGCCTCACAGGCTGTGCAGGACAATAAATATGATGCTAGGAAATACAAAGAATACCTCAGACATACAGAAGAATATGAGCTAAGCTTTATTTTACAACTTTGTGTAGTACCTCTGACGAATGATGTTCTTGCTCATATTTATGCTATGAACCCAGATATTTTGGAAAACTGGAATTTAGGTGTGAATCCCCCTCCAAATGCATCTCTTGAGGATAAGTACAGATTTATTGAGTCATTGGCTACTCGTTGTCCCGATAAGGTTCCCCCAAAGGAACGTGTCGATCCTTATGATAAATACAAATTTTGGAATGTAGATCTCTCTGAGGCCCTGTCTTCTGATCTAGATAATTTTCCCTTGGGACGTAAGTTTCTTTATCAGAGTGGACTATCAACTGTTCCTAGATCTATTTCTCTGACTAGAAAGCGCAAAGTTACCGTTACAAAGCCCACAAAATCTAAAAAACGAAAATCTGCGGCCTAACTTACTACTTTATTTTTTGTACTCCATTTTGTAATACAAAAATTATTGATGACTCTGCTGCTAATAAAAATGTGTACGTGTCAGCACACAATAACTCTTCTTTGGTTCTTTTTGACTCGTGCCAAATGTATGCATACCGCTGCTGGGAGCCGCCGCTGGGAGGAGCAGTGAGCCTGATGAGTAACCTGCACCTGGCGTCTCCTCGGCGCCAGTTACATAAAGCATTGGCAGCAGCGCTGTCTGGGAAGAGCGCCAGTTCTTCTACCACGACCGAGATCGGTACGGGGGGGTGAAAGTGGGTATATTTTCCACAACCGAATTCGGTCTCCGCCTGGTTCCCATCGTTCGCCGAAGCGGTAAGTAGATGTTCCCAGGACCGTTTTCGGTCATGGGAATTTTTCTCTTTTGGCGGTAAAATCTCTTTGGTTGTTGTTGCCAACAACAATCTTACTTGTAAAAACCTGCAACCGCAAACGGTCGGCAACCGTTACCGTTTCCTATATAAAGGAAAGGGTCTCATGCACAACTTGTG